CATATAAAAAATTCGGCGGAGATAGTATTTCAACGACAGATGCCGGCAAATTCAATGAATTCTTTAAATTTTAATAAGTAAACAAATGGAAAAAAGTAAATTACAATCATTTATTAATAGATATTACTTAGCAGGAAATTGCGAAGCGGTAACTGTTAAAGCAAATGGCGAATCTGTTAATTGTGAATTAATAGATGCAGATCAGACCGTAGTTGGCAAGATCAAATGGAAAGTTAGTCCGTTTATGAACGGAGAATTAGGTATTAACCACACAGGAGCATTAACTAAAATGTTATCCGCAGTTGGCGAAAATATCGATATTAACATTCAAGAAACTCAAGGCAAAAATTATGCAATGAAGATAAAGGAAGGCAGTACTACAATGACATTTATGTTAGCAGATACATCTGTTATACCGGCGGTACCAGCTATCAATGCAGAACCGGATTATAATGTTACAATAGATATCGATGATAATTTTATTAATAAATTTATTAAAGCAAAAAATGCATTGCCAGACGCAAAGAATTTCGCAGTGCAAGTTCAAAACGGCAAAATTAAATTTATTATTAATTATACAACCATTAATTCGGATAATGTAACATTTGACTTGGACGGTGGTACTGAAGCAATGGATCCAATATGTTTCTCTGCCGAGAAATTAAAAGAAGTATTAACTGCAAATAAAGGCGATAAAGGAACAATGCATATATCGGCGGGCGGACTAGCTAGAATAGACTTTACCGGACCAGACTTTGATTCAAATTATTGGTTAGTTCAATTACAAAATTAATTATGGAAGTACGGATAATAAATAAATCGGATAATGAACTTCCTAGCTATGAGACAGTAGGAAGTGCCGGGTGCGATGTTAGATCAGATCACGATGCAACTATTAATCCTGGACATAAGATGTTAATTAAAACAGGATTATTTGTGGAAATACCAATTGGATATGAAATACAAGTTCGACCTAGAAGTGGATTAGCATTTAAAAAAGGATTAACAGTATTAAATTCCCCCGGGACTATTGATGCAGATTATAGAGGAGAGATTGGCGTAATTTTAATTAATCATGGTACTGAACAGGTTTTCTTGGAACGTGGTGAACGAATAGGTCAATTAGTATTAAATAAAGTTGAACAAATAAAATGGGATTCTGTATTAGCGTTAAGCGATACTAATAGAGGTACCGGAGGATTTGGTTCGACAGGAAAACAATAAAATATGTTTGGAGTAGCAGAAAATACACTTTGGGTAGAGGCCTTCCGGCCTAATACATTGGATGGGTATATTGGTAATGAACACATTATTGATAAAGTTAAAATTTTTATAGAAAATGGCGATGTTCCACATTTATTATTTTATGGAAGTGCAGGTACCGGTAAGACTACATTAGCAAAGATTATTGCTAATAATGTTGAAGCCGATATAATGTATATAAACGCATCAGATGAAAACTCAGTTGATGCGGTACGAGATAAAATAAAAAGATATGCATCAACGGTAGGATTTAAACGATGGAAGATTGTTATATTAGATGAAGCGGATTATTTGACGCCTAATGCACAAGCTGCATTAAGAAATTTAATGGAAACATATAGTAAGACTACACGATTTATATTAACATGTAATTATGTTGAAAAAATAATAGATCCAATACAGTCTAGGTGTCAGACATTCGGTATAATGCCTCCGGGTAAAACTGATGTAGCTAAAAGGCTAGTAACAGTACTCGAAGAAAAACAAATAGAATATGATATACAAGACATTGCGGCTATTATCAATTCATCGTATCCAGATATACGAAGAGCAATTAATAGTGCACAAAGTCATGTAGTCAAAGGAAAGTTAGTATTAGACAAAAATAGTGTAGTACAAGCTAATTATATGTCCGAATTATTAAATATATTACAAAATATTAAAGATAAAAAAGAATCTTTTAAACAATTACGACAAATTATTGCAGATAGTAAAGTTCGAGATTTTACGCCACTATATACATTCTTATATGATAATTTAGATGAATTTGCTGTTGGTAACATAGCATCATGTATATTAATTATAGCAGAATCACAGTATACCGACGTCAGTGTTGTAGATAAAGAAATTAACGTAATGGCAATGTTTGTAAAACTAATGAATGAGTTATAATATGGAAAAAATGCATTTAAATATCAACCCAGATGATATGAAACCGATGACCTGTACTGAATGTGATGGCATATATTTTAAACAAGTAATGTCTATTAATAAAGTATCCAAATTCCTAACGGGTGGAGATAAAGACACAATAATACCAATTCCTGTATTTAGGTGTGATGATTGTGGCTCTGTTCCAGAAGAATTTCAACCAATATCAAAATAAACAATTATGGGCGCACCTTACCTAAAAGCACCAGTAGTAATAGTATTTAAAACTTCTAATAGAACAAATGCTAAAGTAAAGATGAAAGTATTTAAAAATAAAAATATTGACATTGTTAATGGAACTAAACTACCTGGAATTCCCGACACATCCGTTGTATTAGAATTATCTATAGGAGAAATGTTTATCGATAGATATAAAAAAAAATATAAATTATGATAAAGAAGCCTGCAACTATTTTCGATTTCATTAATGGGATGACACACGAAAAGAAAGAATGGTCTGACTATACAGATATAGATCAAAAAAAATTCTCTCCTTTTATAATAAATCGGTGGTTATCAATGAGAATGGATCTAATTGATATAATTAATGAGTTACAGAAATATACAATTGGTGTATTAACACCTAGGGATACATATCGACTTTATCACGGATTTTTACCTGCACAAAAATCATTTGCTAAGTACATTAAAGGGAAAAAGGAAGATAAGTACGAAACAGAATTAGTTTCCCAAATTGCAGACCATTACGTAATAAGTAAAACTGAAGCTATTGATTATATAGAATTAATGCCAAAGGATAGTTGTAGCTCCATATTATCATTATATGGTTATACGGAAAAAGAAATAAAAAAAATGTTAAAAGGAAAAACCGATGTCTGAACTAAATACAATACACCAAAAAGAGATTTATCAATCAACGAATACAGAATCAATAAATACACAATATCATTATATTGGTAAATCTAGTTTATATAAATTTTCAGAAGAATGGAAATTAAATGCATATGAATTTGATATACTCAAACGAATCGTACGTTGTAGACATAAAGGTCAGTTTGAAGAAGATTTAAAAAAGACTAAAGATTTAATAGATATTTACTTATCTGAACACTTGGATCAATCCGAATAATTTCTTATAATATAATAAATATACCATGGCAAATAACGTATATACAATTGTAAGTATAGAAGCTACCCCGAAAGTCATAAAAGAATTTACAGATAAAATTATTACATCGGAAGTTAAAAAACTCAATTGGTCGAACCAAGGCGATTTAATCGCTACGAATTTATATAATTTAATTTATGATAATTATCCTAAAGAATATTCTAGAGACTGGAATTGTGAAAACATAGGCACCAAATGGTGTTTTGTACATGATTGGCAAGTTGGCGATGATAATATCGAAATAACATTTGACTCTGCATGGAGTCCACCAGATTCTCTATTTCATCAATTGGCAGAATACTTTATGGAATTTGGTGACTTTGAAATGGAAGCTACAAGTGAAGATGAAGCATACCAAAATATATCAGGTGGATATGCAAATGAAACTGGATCTGAATTTTTAATCCAAGATACAGATATACCCGAATGGCCAGATCCAGATGATTTTGATTCAAACGAAACCCATGATGCAGCAATGGAAACCTTTTATTGTACAATCGATGATTTAAAAGAAAATCTTATTCACGAATCAAAACAAGATCTTATATTATACCCATGAAAGACGGATACATACACCCCATATACAAATTATCATTAAATGATATATCAAAGGCACCTGCGAAAATATCTTATTCTCAATGGTCAATGTTTGAAAAATGTCCAAATCAATGGAAACTTTCATATATTGATAAATTAGCTCCATTTACATATAGTATAGCAACATGCTTCGGTACAGCATTTCATGAAACATTGCAAGAATATTTAACAGTGATGTATACTAAATCTATAAAAGCAGCAAATGAATTAGATCTGCATGATATGTTATTAACATGCTTGAAAACGGAATACCAAAAAGGCCTTGTAGCTAATGATGGTAAGCACTTTTCGAATCCATTAGAATTAGCAGAACACTTAGAAGATGGCATTCAAATTATAGAATGGTTTAAAAAGAGAAGATCACAATATTTCTCAACTAAAAATACAGAACTAGTTGGCATCGAAATCGAATTAGCAGTTCCAGCAACCCCAGTTAATAAAAATGTCTATTGGTACGGGTTTATTGATATTGTAGTTAGAGATACAGTATTAAATACAATTAAAATAATCGATATTAAAACTAGTAGAATGGGCTGGAATAAATGGCAAAAAGCTGATAAAATAAAAGCTGCCCAATTGGTTGCGTATAAAAAATATTTTGCAGATCAATTTGGGACGCCTATAGATAATATAGATATTGAATTTTTCATAGTTAAACGAAAATTACTAGAAGAGTCAATGTTTCCACAACGGCGTATACAAATATTAAACCCATCGTCTGGATCGGTTACAAGAAAAAAAATACAAAAAAGTATTGATTTATTTATTACACATTGTTTTGATGATACTGGTAAAAAACGAGAAGATCAAAAATATTTATCAATAGCTGGAAAGGGAGCTAAACATTGTAAGTGGTGTCCATTTAAAACAGATTATGAAAATTGTCCTAAAGAAAATAGGATTAGTGAATAATTTTTAATATAATAAATAAAAACAAAGGGGATAGATGAACGGATTATTATTAGATGCATTATATGCAAAATATCACGCAGAAAAAGCAGCTGCGGTAGCAAAATTAAATATATACTTATCATGGTCGGTTGGTATCGGAGAACACCCACAACATATTGACGAAATGGATAAAATAGTAGACCAGTACTCGAATGCACAAGGTAAATTAGATTCATTAAAGCGTATGATTGTCCGTATTGGAAATAGTGAGTCACATGGCAATATTGATGATATAAAAGAAATGCCCCATATGGATGGTGATATACAAGTATTAAACGATTAATGAAAATTGCAGTAATTGGAAATAATGAATGGCAAAACCGTAGAAAGCTTCAGGAAGTTTTACAGAAATTGAAATTATCTGAAGATGATGTAACTATAGTAGGAGCCGGTGGAGCAGAGGGTGCAAATCATATGGTTCGTAAATATGCGTTGGAGTTTGGATTAAAATATGAAGAATATAACCCTTCATATACCGGAAGGAATTTATACTCAGCATTGCCAGCTTCATATTATGGTAAAAAATACCATTTTTCACAATTATTGCATAGAATGCGAGTATTAGCAGAAAATTGTGATTATATGATCATTATGAATAATGAAATTGAACTGAATCCGCAATTAAAAACAGCATATAATAAAATTAAAAAATTAAAAAAACCAGTTGTTATTTTAGGCTAATATTTATAATAAAGTTATTATATATTTTATAAAGGTTATTAATGAAAAAAAAGAAAATTCTGTTATTATCAGACGATTTTAGATTACCATCTGGAATTGGAACTATCTCAAAAGAAATTATTTTAAATACAGTACACAAGTATGATTGGGTACAAATAGGTGCAGCTGTTAAACACCCAGATACAGGAAAAATGTTTGATGTATCGGCAGACGTGCAACGTGACACCGGAGTCCAGGACGCAAACGTAAAGATTATACCATCTGATGGATACGGCAATAGAAATTTATTGTTTGCTGTAATACAAGCAGAACAACCGGATGCTATATTCCATTTTACCGATCCACGATATTGGGAATGGTTGTATGCATTAGAACACGAAATTAAAACGACATTTAATATTCCATTGATTTATTATTCAATTTGGGACGATCTACCATATCCAATGTGGAATGCCCCATTTTACGGTAGCTGTGACTTAATAATGGGAATTTCAAAACAATCTGATAATATACACCGAGAAGTGTTGGAACAGAACGGATTTGGGGTGTATGACTTTGATTCTAATGATACTAGTATAAACCCAGAATTAGAATGGGATGAAGTAGTTACTGGATATGTTCCACACGGATTAAATCATAATATTTATAAACCACTATCTGAAACTGATACTATATATAAAAAAATATATGATGATATAAAAGTTAAAAATGATATTGAATTTTTAGTATTTTGGAATAATCGTAATATAAGAAGAAAGAATCCTGGGGATGTTATATTAGCATTTAAAAAGTTTAGAGACCAATTACCTATAGATCAACAAGATAAAGTAGGATTATTGATGCATACAATGGCTGTTGACAATAATGGTACTGATCTTCGAACTATTCATAATTGTATTGCACCAGATTGTAAAATTTTATTTTCTGAATCACGACTTTCATCAGAAGAATTAAATGGAATGTATAATGTTGCAGACGTTACTGTTAACATTGCTTCAAATGAAGGATGGGGATTGAGCAGTACAGAATCGTTATTAGCAGGAACACCGATTATTAATAATGTTACAGGTGGATTACAGGATCAATGTAGATTCGAAGATAATGACGGAAATTGGTTACAATTTACAGGAGAGTTTTCTACAAATCATAAAGGGAACTTTAAAACACATGGCAAATGGGTTCATCCGGTATTTCCGACGAATCGATCAATGCAAGGGTCGCCTAAAACACCATATATTTTTGATGATCGATGTCAATACGAAGATGTAGCAGATGCAATATACAAATGGTGGACTATGTCAGTGGATGACCGAGAAGAATGTGGCGAAGCTGGTAGAGAGTTTTGTTTATCTCACGGATTAACATCGAAACAAATGGGTAATAAAATGATAGAAATGATTGACTTTTTATTTACTTACCCTAAAGAGAAAAGACCAAAATATACATTAAATAAAGTAGAATCAAAAACATATAAAGAAATGGGTATAGTATGAGAAAATGTGTTATTTCAAGTCCAGTAGCTACGCAGTCGGGTTATGGACACCACGCGCGAGAATTTATTAGTCATATAATAGAACAAAAAGAAAAAGATTGGGATATTAAATTACTTTCAATGCCATGGGGAAATACTCCATTTACATATCCAGTACCCCCTAATTGGCAAAGTAAATTTATTCCATTGCCATTAAAAGAGCAACCAGACATTTGGGTTCAAATAACAGTACCCAATGAGTTCCAAGCAGTTGGTAAATATAATATAGGAGTAACTGCTGGTACCGAAGGCGATATTGGACCGAAAGAATGGATTGACTCCATTAACAAAATGAATCTAATTGTAGTTCCATCGAATTTTACTAAAGAAACATTTAAGAATACAGCAGACAAACATAACCTAGTAATTACATGTGATATATTAGTTATACCAGAATACTTTGATACTAATATATATAAACCAGCTAAAGATGAATCATTAACAATATTGGATAGTATACACGAACAATATTGTTATC